GAATTCCTCGTCACTTTCGAGGACAAGGTGACCGATTCCAAATGTTGGGTAGCCGAGGTGGTCGAGGTAGATTTCATATTTTACTCCCTCATCAATTTTAAGTTGTTCGTAAAGTACACCTTTATTCATATATTACTCCGCTTGGCTTTTAACGGTAGTAAAGATACCATAAGCAAGTCCAATCCAAGCTAATTTAGTGGCAATACTACCAAATATAATTGTTGCACCACACACGACAATAAGAGTTAATCCATCGTAAGTAGTTCGTTCTTTTAATCGGTCTATAGACCATCCTTTCAATTTATCTATCACTGATTATGTCTCCTATCTTCAGCTTGGGATTTAATTTCCTTTTTTTCCGGATTTTGATTTTGTTGTGGTTGCATTTTCTAGCTCCAAAATTCTAGATTCTAATCCTTCTATATACTTGGCAATCTTTGGATATTGCTTTTTCCACACATCTTCTGGTTGTTCAAACCAAGTCCAACCCCAACGATGAACTAAAAAGTCTAATAACCGATCAAATTTTGAATAAGACCATATACCAGCTTTAGTATTTCTAAAGTATTTTAAAAATGCTGCACCAAGTAAAGCACCTGCAATTGCAGTATAAATCCAAAGCGTATCACCAAACATACGATATATCATTTCCATATTATTTACCATCCTCTAAACATGCACAGTATTCATCCATTAGATGATCGTATACACCATCGAAAACCTGTCCTTTTTGCAATGCGCGCCTACGTCCACGCCAGCTATCTTTAAACCTTTGCCATCCTGTCATTTTACGAATATCACCATAGAAATTAATATAACGGAGTTCACCATGGTGTTTAAAGTTTAATATTGCAGGTGGTACTTTAGGAACGATATCGTTATTATTAACACAGCGATAGTGTGGAACTTGTAATTCCTTAGATTTTTTCCATGAAGCATTTCGTGGACAACCATATGTATAAAGCGCAATTGCTTCAGGATAATGGAAACAGAAGATTGAAGCAATTGCTGCACCAAGGCTATGACCGGTAACAAACACTGGGCGTTTGTTACGTGCTTTAAGTTTAGAAACTTTTGAATGAACATCAGCTTCTAATTTATTGTATTCTTCTAAGAAACCTGTATGGAAACCATTTGTGTGGGTAGCTTCCAGATCAGCTAATACATCGCTTATTTCGCCTGGTTCGGTTCCACGAAAAGCAACGACAATCCGATCTTTATTTGCTAAAACGTATGCTTGTGCACCATCGTTATCAAAGAAAGAGACAGTAGTATAACCTAAGTCTTTAAATTCTTTTTTCACATCTTTATCTAAGTCTTTATATACTAATCGCGATATGCACGCAAAATGATAATATTCAGTCATCTTTTTTCTCCATTTCAGGTTTTTTTAATTTTTTATTTTTATCTTCTTCTTTATTCTTTCCAAATATTATTTCCCAATTATCATTATATGATTTTTGATCAATCTTACGATAACGAGAACCTTTCCCACCGTGCCATTTATCGCTCATTAATTACTCCAAATAAATATTTTGTAAATGATCTTCAAACTGTTCTACTTTCTCTAAACGATTCGGCCAAAGAATATATTCTTTCTCTGGATTCTGTTTTAGATTATTTAATAATGGCGTAATAGCATTATAAAGCTTATCAATCTTACTTTTTAATGCTTCTACATCATTGGATGTTTCTACAACCTTACTTGTTGCTTGTTGTACCGCTTCTAGCTCAGTTTCATCTACAGCGGTAAACCCAAAGTCGAAAATATCAGATGCCATTGTTGTATCCTTTAAGTCATTATTCTTTATTTATAACTATTGAAATTCCTAAAAAAATAGCTAAAAAGCTAAAAATTGTACATTTTTTATACAATTTAAACCGTATATAAATCAACAACTTATAAGCGGCCGCACGTAACATATTGATTTGTATACAAAAAATAAATTGTACTTTTCCGCAAAAGTGCAGTAGAATATACACATCTTGAGAATAAAAGAGGAATACATCATGAGAAAAGAACTGTTTGGTGATATGAGTAATCTGGAAATCGTAGGCGAAGTAACAGGCAGCATAGCATTTCTGGTTCTAGTAGTTGGCTTTGTACATTTGATGTTAGTTTTGAGCTAGAGCAGCTATGAATAAAAAGTTAGATCGTCAGAATATAAAAGATCTGAAAATGCATAGAAGAAAGGAAAGGGGTGCTCTCAGAAAGCGGATGGCAAGAAATAATTATCTAAATTTTGTTAATAAAGGCAAAACTCCTTTAAAATCAAACACTTAGGTAATTGTGCAAGAAATGTCAAAGTTACAAAATAATGCAATTTTTAATTTTAATAAAATCAATAACTTACGAAACTCTGGCTCTAAGTTGTTGATTTATAAAGCGAAAATAAATTGTACTTTTCCGCAAAACCGCAGTAGAATATACCTGTAAATTGTTAAAAGGAACCCAATATGACACGTCTAGAAATGATCAAAAATGCCGTTAACAAAATTCAGGGCAATCCTGAATTCAAAGCTCAAATGAAAAAGATCAATCAGAAGTTCATCAAAGATTGCGAAAAGAAAATTGCTAGGCTTAAAGCTAAGCAAGAACGTCAAATGGAAAAAGAGCTTTCTGAGTTAGACGAAAATTATAATTCTGTCGACGTTAAAACAGCACGTACAATTGCTGACACCGCAGTCGGTGAAATCTATCGCGAAACAACCCGTTTTGATAATGAGTGGAACTAAGGAGAAATATATGAGCTCTAATATTATTAAAGAATCTGATATTATTAGTAGTTTTAATGCTGCTCTAATTAAGAAAGAGAATATCAATGAAGATGGTTCTATTAATTGGAATTTCGTTGACGCTGATATCTATCTTGATTTATTAGAATCAAATATGACTATGCCTCCTGAGTATCCTGATATCTTTAATAGACTAATTGATGAATTCTTAGCAAAGGACTAATATAGTGTCAACATCACTACGTAATAAACTTAAACGGCAAGAAGAGCATCGCGTGCAAAAGGAAAAACGTGCACGTGATGCTTTCTTAGCTTCTATTAAAAAGACAGAAGGATTTAAAGTTTATTCCCCTAAACATTCAGTTTTCTGTCGTGAGATCAAAAGTTATCCAAGCTTTTCAGGAGAAATGCCTGGATGTTATATGGCTGCAAAACCAGAACGAAAGGAATATTCAGGAGACTACATTGTTGGAATTGCAACAATGCATAAATCAAATGCAGTCCCAGTCGGAAGAGACGATAACCCCACAGATTATTCAACAATGCGGAGAAATTAATATGATGAATAGAAAAAAAATGATTAGTAACCTTAAAGAAGGTCTATGTCGTGTAGATTTTACTAAGGTAAATGGTGAAAAGCGTGAAATGGTTTGCACTCTTAATTTTGATAAGATTCCAAATGAGGCATATCCAAAAGATAATGATTCAGTCGATAGGTGGCCTGAGAATCTTATCAAAGCGTATGATATTAAAGTAAATGGTTGGCGTTCTTTTAAAGTAGATTCAGTATTGGAATTTACTCCAATTCCAGAATAATAAATATATTTACACCTTATGAAAATCATAGTATAATGTACTATTATAAATTCATAGTAGGAGAATCTTGTGGCACGCAAACAAATGAAAATTAGAGCAAGGCCGAAAACTGGCCTTGCTGCTGTTCCATTAGATAGCTTTCGTAAATGCCTGTTTTATTTTCATTATGAAATTGATTCAAAAGAGATTTCAAAGATAATCAAAGGGCATCTTAAAGATGCTTTTGCCAAAGATGATTATAGAGCTATTACTGCACATCCAGAATATAATTTTACGATGGCATCTAATTATGCAGCATGTATTTTCTGGGAAAAAGCCGGTTTAAAAATTAGCGACTATGCTGATTATATAAATTGGAAAGATAGATTTATAGAGCATTTCTCAAAGCTTATTGAAACTGGTAAAAAGCTTTTACTTACAAAAACAGTATCTACGCCTATTCCTGTTATCAGTCCGCGCGATCGCCTTATTGCAAAAATCAATAGTACGATTATGGTCGATATAGAAGACCTTGAAGACGATTGGATGAATGGTATTAAAAAGACCATTGACCTTTATACACAATTTAAAAAGTATGGTTTGTCTGGTAATGCTGTAGACCTCGTTAAGGAATACATTGAATTCTCTTATCAAGAATATTCTGACGCGTATACCGGAGCCTGTGATCAAGCTGAGGAAGCCTGGTCACATATTGGTAAACCAGAACTTAAACGCAGAGTGAAAGCATATGAAGAGATGCTATCAGACCTTGATAAAATTAAGAATGCAGCAAAGGCACAACGTAAGACACGTGTCAAAAAACCAAGAGCAGCTGATAAACAAGTTGATAAAATAAAATTTCTTAAAGAATCTATTGAATATAAGATCGTATCGATTGCACCAATTCAAATTGTTGGATCAATGCGCTTATATGTCTTTAACGTAAAGACACGTGAGTTGACTGAGTATGTATCTGAATCAGTAACAGGATTCGAAGTTAAAGGTACAACATTGCAAAATGTATCTGAATTATCTCGTAAAACTAGGCTAAGAAAGCCAGAAGATTTTCTTAGCATAGTTCAATCTAAAACCCCGAGACAGGTAGATAACGAATGGCAAAAATTAACAACAAAAACATCTTCCCCAAATGGAAGACTAAATTCGGATTGTTTGCTCTTGCGTGTATTGGATCGCTAATTCTTTATAATACGGAAGAGGAGAAAGTACAAACTTCTCCTATTTTGCAAAATACTGTATTTATTAACCCAGAAGTTAATGTACTTACAATTGAAGATTTAATCGATAAACAATCCTTTGAGTGTTTGATTCGTAATGCGTATTATGAAGCAAGGAATCAAACAGAAGAAGCGATTATTGGTGTTACGCAAGTTGCATTAAATCGATGGAACGACGACAGATATCCGGATGATATATGTAATGTAATTAAGCAGTCAAAGTACGATTCTTTTGGTAATATCATACTAGGGCAATGTCAATTCTCATGGTATTGCGATGGTAAATCAGATAGACCAAAAGAGTTACAGACTGTAATTCGCATATCTGGTATTGTTGAAAAAGCTGCAGTTATGTGGTATCTTAATATGGATATTACTAATGGAGCAACTCATTATCATGCAAACTACGTAAAACCGTCATGGTCATATAAGCTTGCATATACTAAACAAATCGGAGATCATTTATTTTACAGATGGAATTAATATGATAGAAAATAAAATATTAACACGAAAAAAGTTTTCAAATTTAGTTGAATATAAAGTACGAACTTATGGAATTGGATATATTGATGCATGCTTAGAAGTATGTGAAGAAGAGGAATATCCGCCAGAAGATATTAATAAAGTACTTTCAGTTCCTTTGCTTGAAAAGATTCAGGCTGAAGCTAGTAAAAACAATTTAGTAAAAGGCACTAATACTAGTTACACATTGCCTATATGATGTATATGGAACCATTTGATGCTTTTAGATTTTATCAGTCTATAAAACTACATTTTGAATCTGATACGTATGATGCTATTAAGTATAACTATAAAACATCTGCAAATCATAGATCATTTTGGAAAAGAAGAGATAAGTATTTCTTTGCAAAGATTGGTAAACAGTTTGATTCTCCTACAGAATTAATAGAATATTATGCAGCTCATTTTGTATCAGGCAATGAATGGATTGGAGAAATGATTCAGAATGAAAACACATATATTCAATGGCTTAAAAAGAAAGAATCTATGTCGTATCTTTTTGAACAAGACCTCTTAAAGTTAAAAGAAGACTTTGTTCATTTTGACGATTTGTTCATTATTAATGTACACCCAAATATAGTGAACAGATATTTGGCTGACGACATCAATATAGAAACGGTGGTTATTATAAATAAATTAGTTGGTTTTATGAATAAAGCTGACAAACAGATTACGGAAACTATTGTGTGGCCAGACGTCTCACGTAGAATTCGTAAATACGCAGCATTCCTTAAGTTCGATACTAAAAAGATGTCAAAAAT